TGAGCAGCTTACTGACATACTTGAGACTATCAGATTCAATACTATCCTAGAGATAGGATGCGGTACCGGTATAGGAGCTGAATATATAAAGAGCAAGTTTGAATGCATATACACAGCATCAGACTTCTCAATGATTGCAGTAAACAAAGCAGCTGAGAAAGCTGACTACATTAAACTCCTTGACATACGCAAAGATGATCCTGTTGGTGAATATGATGTCATCATCATAGCTGAGACATTGGAGCATCTTGAGGATCCATTCAATGTGATTGACAGATGTCTGAAGCATTGCAAGTACCTGGTACTATCTCTTCCATTAGATGAACCAGAGGATTGTGATCCAGAGCATATCTGGTGCAACATAAGACCTGAGGACTTCATTGAGTATGATGTTCACAGAATACATATTAACGAATATTATTTTCAAATTATACTAGCATGAAAGAATGTCCAAGATGTCTCTTCACTGAAGACATAGCAAATATATCCCACAAGCAATGTGAATACTGTGATCTACATGATGAGCTCCAGTCTAAAGCTATACCAGATGATCTCAATAATGTACTTCGTAAGATACGCAAAGCAGGAGATGGCAATAAGTATGACTGCATCATGGGGATATCCGGTGGCCTTGACAGCTCAACACTACTCTATACTGCTGTACGTTACTGGGGACTTAAGCCTCTAGTCATTCACTTTGATAACAACTGGAATGCTCCTGAGGCAATCCATAACATGACAATGCTCATCCGCAAGCTCAATGTGGATGCCATAGTATATCATGTCAATAAAGAGGAGTATGACAAGCTGAATGAATCCTTCCTCTATGCAGGAGTACCTGATGCTGACATCCCCAATGATATTGCCATGACTAAGCTGATGTATCAAACAGCTCACATGTACAAAATCAAATATATCCTCAACGGACATGACTTCCGCACTGAAGGATCTACTCCAAAGGATTGGACCTATATGGATGCAAAATACATCCAGTCAGTATACAGAGACTATACCGGTAAGGATCTAAAGAACTATCCTCTATTCACATTCAAGGATCAGATATTCTATGGCCTAAAAGGTATCAAGAACATCAGGCCATTTCACTATGGGTTTGACAGAGAAACCATGGAGCAAGAGATGAAAAGACTCATCCAATGGCAGGACTATGGAGGCAAGCACTGTGAGAATGTATACACTGAGTTTGTTGGATCCTGGCTGCTTCCTAATAAGTTCGCTATTGATAAGCGAATAGTATATCTTTCTGCACAAGTGAGATCCGGTAAGCTTACTAAGACACAAGCAAGAGAACAACTAGCTAATAAGTCAGAATTTGACCTTGGTAAACTTGGAGCCGTAGAAGATAAGCTGATGACTCTAGTCAATCTCAGAATAAACTCTAGACTCAAGTATGACAGATACTCATTCAAGAAATACAAAGCACTCATCTGGCTACTCGCTAAGATGAACGTAGTACCATATACCTTTTACGTTAAATATTGTAAGTGATGCCAATACCTAAACCAAGACCAGGAGAGAATCAGAATGAATTCATGCAGAGATGCATGGGTGATGAGAAGATGAAAGATGAATACCCAAACATGCAAAGGTATCCAGTATGCCAAGCATCTTGGGAGCGTGCTAAACATGAGTTCCAGGATTCATACAATGATTACCCAGATTCAGTGAGTAATAACGCAAAGCGAGGTATAGAGCTCAATGAAAAAGTAGGAAACAAGTGTGCAACTCAAGTGGGTAAAGTAAGAGCTCAACAACTTGCCAATAAAGAGAAGATATCCATTGAGACAATCAAACGGATGTACAACTATCTATCAAGAGCAGAGAAATACTTTGAGAATGGTACTCCTGAGGATTGCGGATACATATCATACCTTCTGTGGGGTGGTAAGTCAGCCAAAGACTGGGCTCAGTCAAAGATTAATGAATTCAATAATAAATAATAATAATAATAATAATAATAATAATATATATTAAAAGTGGAACAGAATTACATAATACTGAATGGCCTATTCTGAAGAGTTCATATTGCACCTTGAGGAATTAGCTCACATCTACATTGATGAGTGCTTAAACCATAAACGTGAAATGATATCCAACAAGGGAGATATTGTCATGATATTAGATAGGCATATTCCTACTATTGATTATTTCTTGAGAATATGGATCCCAATAGTGAGGAAAGAAAAGAGCATTCATAGGGATACATACTATACTTGGCTTAATTCTGATGATAAACTCAAATCCGACACTATCAAAAAGATAGATGAGCTGTTTAAGTCACTGGCAGTGGACATTGTAGGCAATGAAGGCAAGGGAATTTTCTATGCTAAGAATAGACTCGGCATGCATGATCGCCAGCACCTGGAACAAAAAAATGTAGATAAGTTTGATTTTGAAGAATAAATATTATATTTGATACTGAATTGATCATCATTGATTTGGTTATAGTAGATTAGGTTAGGACCTGGGGACATTTGTTTCCAGGTTTCTTTTTTATATCTTTGATCAGTTTAAATTCTTAACACGAGTGGATAGGTATCCGGTGGCGCAGCGCACTGCGCTAACTTTTAAACATGGCAACAATTAAAGGATATAAACCACATGATAATCAGAGAGCGATTCACAATGCTATAAACCAGGGCGAGCATAAGTACTATGCGCTCAATATTGGTAGGCAGTTTGGCAAGACCTTGCTAGGGATCAATCAGCTGCTGTATTGGGCCATCAATGATCCAGGATGTAAGATAGCATGGGTGACTCCGGTGTATAAGCAGGGCAAGAAGGTATTCGCAGACATGGAGCGAGCTGTTCAGAACTCTGGTCTCTTCAACTTTAACAAGTCTGATCTGATCATCAGTGGCTTTGGATCTACCATTGAATTCTTCTCTGGTGAACGGCCTGATAATATCAGAGGTAATACCTTCCACTACATGATAGTAGATGAGATGGCCTTCACTAGACCTGAGCTTTGGGATGAGGTCCTATCTGCTACTGTCCTAGTCAAAGGTAAGAAGGTGATATTCATCTCAACTCCAAAAGGTCGCAATCACTTCCATAGGATCTGCATGCAACAGAACTATGATGACAGATACAAGTACTTTCACTTTAGCTCCTATGACAATCCCATGATAGATCCCAAGGAGCTTGATGAGCGCAAGCGTTCACTGCCTGATCATATCTTCAGACAGGAGTACATGGCTGAGTTCATTGATAACGCATCAGGACTATTCAAGGATATCAGATCCTGCGTGGGTACCTGGTCTGCTCAAGGCAAGACCTATGCAGGAGTTGACATAGGCCGAGCTGATGACTACACTGTGTTGACCATACTTAACGAAGCAGGGCAGATGATCTATGTAGGCCGATGGAGACATGATGAGTGGACCAAGATCATAGACAAGGTAGAGGCACAGATCCGCAAGTACCAGGCAGTGACTCTGATAGAGGTCAATAACCAGGGAGATATATTCCATGAGATGCTATCATCAAGGTTGCGTAACCTAATCAATCCATTCACTACCACATCCAAGACTAAGCCTGTGATCATTGAGGACCTTGCTCTGGCATTTGAACAGAAGGAGATCAAGATCCTAGATGAGCAGTGGCTGATAGATGAGCTTGAGAATTTTACTTATATTTACAATCCGAATACCAGATCAGTTCAGTACTCAGCTCCTATAGGACTGCATGATGATGGAGTGATCTCACTAGCTTTAGCATGGCACTGCCGTAAGCACTATGCGAAGAGAGGACAATACAAGATACTAAGAGCATGAAGAAGATTGAAGCATCCTATCCCAAGAGCATCAAGGACTGTACTCCTGAGCAGCTAACCAAGTGGCTTATCTTGGCTCCACTAGTCAAGGGCAATAATGACAGATTGAGCAATATGCTTGACTTCCATTGTCAGATGATCAGTATATTCACAGGGCTATCTATGAATCAGGTGCGCAAGGTACATGTGGATGATATCCTTGAGCTTAGCATGAAGCTGCTCAATATGCTTGCAGAGTTCAGACCAACAGATCCCGCAGCATCCATTGAGATAGAAGGCAAGCGGTATGTCTTTGAGAAGAACTTCGAATATATCACTACCGGACAGATCATAGACTTGAAGCTCATTGAGGATATCACTATGAGTCCATGCGAGGCATTAGCCATCTGCTACATAGAGGAAGGGATGGAGTACTGCCAGGAAGACAACAGAGGCAAGGTGTTAAACCCTAATAAAGTTAGGGAGGAGATCTTCAAGAGGTCCTTTCCAGGTGATGAGTTTTTGAACTACTTCGCTTTTTTTTTGCAAGAATCAGAGAAGCGGAGGCTCGCTATATTGGGGATACAGACTCTGAGGATGATGAATCAGAACATGAATCTACAGAAGGAGCTCTCAGAGATTCTGAATGGTTTACCTGGACAAAAGTCCTCCTCAGGTTGGCTCAAGAGCTTGGTAAGGATGTTGATACCATCACGCGTCAGCCGTACGTGAAGACTCTATTCTGGATGAACTTCTTCAAGCTAAAGACGGAACAAGATTACATATTACAGAAGAATGGCTGACTTTGATTTCCTTGAGGGATTGGGATTCTCTGAATCTGAACTACAACAGCCTGAGAACGCATACAGCAAGCTGATACAAGGCATTGCTCAGCAAGTCACAGATGACTTCAAGGACTATATAAACAAGAACGTACACAACACTGGAGCTCTTGCTCAGTCAGTGGTGTTCTTCCCTACAGGGCAATTCAACTTTGAGATACAAGCGGATGATTACTATAAGTTCCAGGATCAAGGAGTCAATCCAATAGGTCAGAAAAGATTCCCTACAAACTACAAGTTCAAGCTGCCATTCGTTACCAAGAGTCATGCTCTAGCTATCAAGCAATGGAAGGGATATGACATGAGTCATGCATATGCATCAGCTACCTTGACCAAGAACAAGTATGGTATCAAGCCAAGGAATATCACAGCTAATGTGATGACTGATGCTGTACTTGAGCGTATAAGCAATGATATAGCTGAGGTGACTGGTCTGATATTCGAGGTTAAATTCACACAAAACACTAAGACATGGCAATAACCATCGTTAATGAGCCATCACCATTCTGGCCTATATGTAATGATGTAGAGTGGGTTTTCAAGTCTGATGAGACTGCGCAGCCAAACTTCTCATTCACTATTGAGCTGTATATTGAAGGCGCACTGCATTCAACTCATGAGGTATATCCAGAGGTAGGTGATTCAGCTAAGTTTAATATATCAACTATAGGTAGAGCTGTATCCACTAGCAATTATCCTGAAGCTGCAACTCTTTCACAAGAGCTCAATCCAGACTATACATGGAGCTTGATCATATATGAAAAGTATGGTACTCCTCCAGTAACTGATCTAGGATCTGCAACTAACACAAGCGGAATAAACTTTTTGAATGGATCCTTCAGATATGGAGAGTTATATCCTAGTCAATATGACTACCAAGACTATGACCTTGATACTGGAGGAAAGGGTGACTTATTCCTAACTGACTTCCCTAGAGACAAACGTGATTTAGTTAGCTATAATGAAGCTAAATTCTTAGCTATAATTAACAGCGGAGGAGATAACTTGACAGGATACGTAAAGCTTTATGATATATCCAATACTCAGATAGCATCAGCTACATGGATAGGTTTTCTTGGTACTGGGCTATCAACTCCTATGATATCTGTTGGTCCTCTATCATTGGTATCAGGTACATCACTGGTACAGGCTGACTTTAATGACTGCTACTACTATACCATTCAGCTGAAGCAAACAGCAGATGCAAGTAAGGACTCTGAGCTGTATAAGATTTACTATGATACTTCATGCAGCGCATACTCAAGGCGCAGGCTTCACTGGTTAAATAGATTTGGAGCATGGGACTCATTTACCTTCACTCTACTCTCTGAGGATTCTACATCTATCCAGAGCAACAGATATACCAGGGCAACAGGCCGATGGAATGGAGATGACTATCAGCGTAACTTATCAGATGGCAATCAAATGACCATGAGTAAATTTATGCAGGATAGACTGATACTCAATTCAGATTGGATACATGAAGACATTCAGAACTGGCTAGTGAGATCACTATATGAATCACCCAGAGTATACTTGCAGAATGACTTTGG